ATACCAGCGGTGGTTCCGCGACGGTCAGCTCGCCGATGCTGATGTTGCAGCAAAGTCTGGATATTGATCGCGTCACGCTGATGCTTGATCCGAACGAGGGCAGCCTGACGGTCATCCATCTCACCAACCGTCTGTCACAAACTGGTCAAGACCTTTCTGGAAGCGGCACCAACAGCAACAGCAGCAGCGACAACCAGACGAGTCAGCCGCCAACTCAACAAGAAGCGCAGCCCGGCCCTAGTCAGGGCGAGATTGATCCGAATCCAAACGTAGCCTCGGGAATATAGATCATGGTCCGAATGACATCGTGGGAGATTGGAACGCGCGTGCTCAACATGATCTCGCGGGTGACGCTCACTAAAGCCGACGACAAGCCAATGATGCAGGAGCATTCGATCGAAGGCTACGGTGGCGAGAAGATGACCAACGTCGAGCACTATCAGAAATACGGTCATACGCATGTGCCGCATCCACCGGACCCTGGAGGTGATCCGCAGAAAGTCGCCGAGGGCGTCATGGTCTGCATGGGCGGATCGCGCGATCATCCGGTCATTATCGCAACAGACGATCGGCGCTATCGCGTCACCGGCTTGCAGGAAGGCGAGTCGATGCTGCATGACGACCAAGGTCACCAGATGCACATCACCCGCGGGGGAATGACGCATTCAACGCCTAACGATAAGACGTTCTCGCATCGGGTCATGAATGACAAAGCCGGCACGCCGGACAAGCCGATGAACGAACAGCAAACGACCAAGCAGGTGCATTCCAGCATTAGTCACAACGCGCAAGCGATCTCGCACGATCATCCGGCAATGGATTCAACGACGGTCGGCGGCTCAACGCATGTGGTCACGCCGGGCGGCCACCAAACGACCGGCCCAAGTTTCGAGATGGATCACAAGGAATTCACCCATTACGGCGGCACGGCTGCGATCGGCGTGGATCAGAAGAGCGAAAAGCCGGTTCGGTTGCTGACAACCGCCGGGCCACACAAGCAGGCTTACGGGAAGCCGTAATGCCGTTTTTGCCGTTGACGTGTGCGGTCGGGCATGGCGCCGACCTCACACTGCCAGCAGCGGCGACGGTGGCGATCGCGCCCAACGATAATTCGGTCGACGCAAATAGAATTACGATCACAGGATCTGGCACGATCAGTAGTTTCGGCGTGGTTGGGAAAGAGATTGCCTTTAATCCCGCCGACAGCGTCGGACAGATCTACGTCACTAAGCAACTGACGTTTGCGCCTGCTTCTGGTCAAACAATCACGCTGCACCACAATCCGCCTGCGCTGACGTTGATGGGCGGCGTCGATCGGGTCATCTCAGCCAAGAGCATCGGCAGTTATACCTCGGACATCAACGGCAACTGGGTTGAAGAGGGATTCCAGAATGCTGCCGCGCCGCCGGCTGGCGGCGTAGTCTCGGTCAACACTTACACTGCCTCGGCGCCGATCACGATACTAGGGACGCGCGCCTATGTGCGGATGTGGGGCGGCTCGGGCGCAGCTGGCGCGGGCACTCCCAGCAATGCCTATGCTGTTCCTGGTGGGTCAGCGGGTGTTGGCGCACCTGGCTATCTTGAGAAGTTTTTGATCGGGCTCACGCCTGGCAACACGCTCGCCTACACGCAGGGCGCGGCGGGTGCAGCCACGACCGGGACCGGCGGCAACGGCGGCGCATCGATCTTAGCCAGCGGCACGCAGACGATTGCCACGCTGACGGCGAACGGAAGCAACGGATCATCAGGCGCAGCGGGGGTACAGGGTAGCACTGGCGGTACTGCAACGGGCGGCGACGTAAATCGAACCGGTCAGACCGGTGGCATGGGTCCACCGGTTTATCAATTTAGTTCCGGTCCACAAACTGTCGACCTTGTAGGTTCTCATCTCGGAATAGGTGGGCGAAATGAATTGGCAAACGGCGTTGACGGCACGTATGCAAGTCCCGGCAATCCGGGTAATGCGGGCGGGCTGATCATCACATGGCTGGCATGATCCATGACCGACATCCGAATTGTAGGTTACGCCGATCTGCCGGTCGTAACGATGGATTGGTTGCTCAAACCGAACGGCGCGCTCGATGAGAGCGACGAGCTGGCGACCGCAATCAAGGTTGCGCTCGGCACAGACGCACTGGCGCAGCCGGATGATTTTTTACCAGATATCGATTCGACAGACCGGCGTGGATGGTGGGCGGATCAAGATGCGGCGCTGCTCTGGAATGGCTGGGCGCCAATCGGGACACGCTTGTGGCTGATGCAGCGCGAGGCGATCCGAGATGCTGGCTCACAACAAGGCTCGACGATGGCGCGGATCGAGCAATACATCGCGGAGGCGTTACAACCATTCGTCGATCAGCTTATTGTCGGACGCTTCGACATAACAGTCATCCGCGCTGGCACGAACAACATCCAAGCGTATGTCGTTGCCTATCGTGGGCCGCTTCCCGACATCGCGATGAATTTTCAAGGGCTATGGTCAGAGATCACAGGACAACCGGGGCGCTAAATGCCGTGGACAACGCCAACCCTAGCGCAAGTACGCGCAATGACCCGCGACGCGGTCGCGGGCGGACTCGCATCTGTCAGCGTTCCCAAGCAAGTGCTGTTGTCGTCGCTCAACGCCGCGGCGAGCATCGGCAATTCTGTACTGCGCGTGATGTCCGATGCGATGTCCGGCCTCGCATTATTGACGCTAAAATATTTGGACTGGTTGAGCCTGCAGCTCCTGCCTGACACGGCTGAAACAGTCTGGCTCGACCGGCATGGCATGATCTGGTTGACCAATAGCGACGGAACAAAGGGCCGCAAGGGAGCAACGTCAGCCGTCGGGACGGTGACCTTTACAGGAACGCAGGGCGTTGTCGTTCCAAGTGGCACCATCCTAATTGATACTAACGCTTTTACTTATCAGACCACGGCCGACGTGACGCTCGGGACGAGTGCGACGGCAACGCCGATCTATGCGCTTGATCCTGGCATCCAAGGGAATCTTCCGACTGGCACGGTTATAGCGCTGACGAATGTGCTGAACGGCGTCAATGGTTCAGCGACCGTCGTGCAGATGGTGGGCGGCACTGACGCCGAGACTGACGATGAGCTGCGGGCTCGTGTTCTGCAAAGAATCCAAGAGCCGCCAATGGGAGGCGATCAAGCAGACTGGATTGCCTGGGCGGAAGAGGTGCCAGGAGTTACGCGCGCCTGGTGTAGCCCACTTGAGGAAGGCATGGGCACCGTCACGGTTCGCTTCATGATGGACGCGCTACGCGCCGATAATGCTGGCATTCCGCTCGCCGAAGATGTCGTCACGGTGCAATCGTGGATCGATGTCAAGCGCCCGGTTGCCGTGAAGGATTATTTTGTGCTGGCGCCGATTCCATTTCCGCTTGATGTGCAGATTTCCGCTCTTGTTACAGACAGCGTCTCGGTGCGGGCGGCAATCCAGCAATCATTGCAGAATATGTTGCTGGTTCAAGCATCACCTGGATGCACCATCTATCGATCTTGGGTCGACACTGCGATTTCAGAAACCGTCGGTGAAGATCACCACGAGTCGAGTTATACGACGACGGTAATGCCGACTCCTGGACACCTCCCGGTCTTAGGGTCGATCATCTATGCCGGTAGCTAATCCGCCGGCAGATCGACACGTTCGTCGTACTGGCGACGACTACGCTCAACAATTTGCAGCGCTGCTGCCGTGGGGCGCGTCGTGGCCGCGTGATGACGATAGTGTGTTGATGCGCGTGGTCTCTGGCCTCGCGCAAATCTTCGGCTTTGTCGATAGCCGTGCCGCCGATCTGTTGGAACGCGAAAGCGATCCACGCTTGACGATCGAGCTGTTAAGCGATTGGGAACGCAACTGGGGATTACCTGATCCCTGCTACGTGCAAGCGCAGACGATCGATCAACGGCATGCGCTGCTGCTGTTCAAGATGACGTTGCTCGGCGGGCAGAGCCGGCAGTTCTTTATCGATATGGCGGCATGGCTGGGTTATACGATTACGATCACTGAATTCGCGCCGTTTATGGCTGGTGTGAGTCAATGCGGTGACACGCGCGGGATGGTCGCGTGGAACGATACGCCGGGAAGCCATCCATATGATGACCCCGGAACCGACTGGCGTTGGGAGATAGGTCCACCGGAAATTAGATTCTATTGGATAATTCACGTCATCAATGCGCCGTTGATGTGGTTTCGCGCCTCGTCCGGCCAGGCTGGTGTCGATCATCACCTAACTATCGGATACCAGCAGGACTTGATGTGTTTGATGAATCGCCTCAAGCCCGCGCACACCTTGATAGTTTTCGATTTTTCGAATCTAAAAACTGGCGGCAGCATGGCGGGAACGCCCTGAGTAGGAGAATTCAAATATGGAATATGAAGCACCATATGGCGTAACCGATCCGAATGCATCGTACATCAACGGTGATCCGTCGATCGGGCGTCAGGGATCGATTCCGCCAGCTGCGGCGTTCGAAAATCCACAGCGCGAAATCGTCAATACTATAAACAACGCCCAACTTGTTCCTACCGATCAGGATCTACAACAACTGACTCGCGCAATACGCGAGGGTAAGCTGAATTTCTGCGTCGATACTGGTCTGGTCAATCAGGTGCAAGTCACGCTTCCCGGACCTGTACTCACATCATACACGTCTGGTCTTACGCTGCGTGTGCTGGTCGCTCACACCAACACTGGCCCAACTGTGATTGCAGTCGGCAGTGTCAATCCAACCAACATCAAGCGCCGCGATGGCTCAGAATTGCAAGCCAACGATTTGCTTGCCGGTCAGATCGCCACCGTCGTTTCAGATGGAACCTTTTTCCAACTGCAAAACCTCGGTCAGTCGATGGGCGGCGGGACCGCGAGCACCTATCTGGTGGACATCCCATATGTGCGAGACACCGGCACGCCTAATCATTTGGTCGGTTTGTACTCGCCAGTGCTTCCAAACATCAATGAAGGAACCACCGTTGAAATCAATCTGAAGAATAACGTCACCGGGATTACCGACTTCCAGCCCAACAATTTTCCGATTCATCCTGTTCAACATCCTGACGGCTCGCCGATCGTGTCAGGCGATGGCGTCGCGGGCGAGATCTGGATGCTTTGTTTTGATGGAACTGTTTGGCAGTTAATTTCCGCCACATGCTGCGGCAGCGGTCCAGGGGCTGGGCCAGTGACACCACCGCCCGGATCAGGCAAGTCGTTGCAGTTTCATGATTCTGGTAACTGGAATATGGTGAACCAGAAGGCGTGGCTGTATCGATACGTGCCTATCAACACCAATCGTCAAGTGTGGACTTACAGCATGTTTTTTAGGCGGCCCGTAGATAACGTGATTCCAATTGGACAAACGCCATATGCGACCGGAGAAGATATAGAAGTCTGGTTTAGCTCGGCAACCGCAGTGACTGTGGGAGGCGGCATTCAATTGCTTGGCACCTCGCAGGGTAATTCATTCACTTGTTACTGGAACGATTGGCATTGGCAAGTCATAGGCAATGGGGTTGGAACGATAGGCGTGCTTCCGCCGCAGGGCTATTGGACCGCCGGCAACATCAACGACACGAAGTGGCATAATCTAGTTTTTAATGCGGACGGGGCATTTCTATATATCTACGTCGATGGCATCTTGTTTGGTAAGGGTGCCGTCTCAGGAAATTCAGTCATAAACGCTGTGGGCATGATGTGCATTGGGAGAGAATCAGAGAACGATACCTACTGGATGTTTCAGGCCGGTTCGTATGGCTGCTCAATACGCATGGCAGAATGCATATTTGTTGATGGTCAGTGTCTCGACTACACGCACTTCACGCAGAACATCGGCGGCATCGTGGTTCCGAAGGCTTACACCGGCACTTTCGGTCCCAACGGGTTCTATTTGAATTGGAGTGACTCCAGCGCGGTCACGTCAACAACACTCGGCAAAGACTATTCGGGAAATAGCAATAATTTTACGCCGGTGAATTTTCAGGTGACCGACGTGCTGGCGGACTATCCGACTTTACCGGCACAACTTTAAAAAGGAGGTTTAGATATGGCTTTCTCTGTACATTCAGCAACTCGACCTGATGATCGATTTTACATAAACATCATCCAATATGATGATGGGTCATGGGCCTCAGACCCGTATCCGATGAATGACATCATCGCAGTAAGGGGGAATGGCAGCGGCATGTCAGTGACATTCCTCGGCTTGATTTCGATCACTCAGCAAAACATCAACAACTATATGTCAACATATATCACTCGCTACGCACCGGACTACGCGCAGCGCAATGCTCTCTACATTCTGCAAACGCAAACCTCGGGCGCCGCCTGGAACGACGCGACGGCAATGTTCAACTGGATCAATGCGGTTTTGGCCCACGGCACGACGCTGAAAACCGCCGTCACTACCATGACGTTCGATCAGCTGGTCGTCTATTACATCGATCCAACTGATCCGGGCTGGCCAGTGCCACCACCTTCTCTCATGCCATGAGCGGAACACAATGGCGACGCTCACAACAAACATTCTTGACCTCCCGCCGGTTACGATGGCTGTGACCGTAGCGACCAATGAAGATTGGATAGATGGTCTGGCGTATCAGGATAACGCCACACCTCCTAATCCGATCGATTTGACCGGAATCACATTTGAGATGGAACTGCGGGCCGTTGAAAGCGCGCTGACTGTGGTGCTGTCAGCATCGACAGCTAACGGCTTGATCATTGTGAATGACAACACATGGCAGTTAAACGTCAAAGCACCGACGATGCTATTGATCCCGCCCGCGAGCTACTTGATGGATATGCTGGCGTTCGGCGACGGATATACGCGGCGGCTTGTCCAAGAATCGACGGTTGTTGTGCAGCAGGGAATCACTAGATGACCATCAACTCAGTAACGGTCGTCACCGGCGGCGCTGGCGCTGTCGGGCCGCCCGGCCCTCCCGGCGCGAGTTACGACGGAACTAGCACCACAAGCCAGGCGATCGGCGTCGGCGTAAAGACGATGATTTGTACGCCCGGCATGGCTTATCAGGCCGGGACGCTGGCTCGCTTCGCATCACGAGCCGCACCGCTTGATGATTGGTTTGATGGCGTTATCGAAAGCTATGATGTCATCACCGGCATCATGGTCATTAATTTTCAATACTACAGCCCGACCCGCGACAGCTACACGCACACAGATTGGAACGTGGGACTGGCCGGGGCTCAAGGGATTCAAGGCGTCGGCGGCATTAACGGTGTTCCTGGCACAAACGGCAACGTCATCTATCAGGGTGTTGCCGCGCCTACCGCGACCGTTCCGGGTTCGCCCGTGGACGGCGACTGGTATCTGCAATCAAACCCGGCGACTCCTGGCGCAGCAGCTTATCTGTGGGGACCCTATCTTCACACGGCGTCGCCAGCATGGGGCACGGCGGGTTTGCTGCTTGCAGTAGGTCCGGCCGGTCCAGTGGGACCAATAGGACCAACCGGCGCAACTGGCGCGACGGGACCGCAAGGCGCAACTGGTTTGCCGGGTCCTCAAGGAGCGACCGGTCCGCAAGGTAACGTAGGTCCGGCAGGTCCCACAGGTCCCGGTTATTTCGCGACGACAGTTACAAGCTTAACAATCGGCATTGGTGCGCAATCGTTCGTCACGCAAGCTGGGCTAGCCTATCAGGTCGGCGCGCGCGTGCGGGTGTCGGCGAATTCTGCGCCGACGAATTGGATGGAAGGACAGGTCACCGCCTACAGCATCACCAACATGACGGTGACTGTCGATCTAATCAGCGGCAGCGGGACATTTGGAAATTGGAATTTAGATGTTGCTGGCGTCCAGGGTCCGCAGGGACCGGCTGGCGCCGCTGGCGCGGGTTCCGGCGACATGCTCGCCGCGAACAACCTGTCCGACCTGACCAACATGGCGACGGCGCGGGCCAACCTACAACTCGCGACCGTCGCACACACAGGCAATTACAGCGATCTACTCGGCGCACCGACAGCACCAATTCCGCCAATCCAGCGCAGCGTCACTGCGAGTCCGGTCACGCTCGCCGCGACCGATGACATCATCAACTTGAACATCACCGGGGCCGGTGCTTGCACGCTTCCGGCAGCGTCAACACGCAGTGGTCGACCAATCATATTCAAAGACGTTGGCGGCAAATTCGCTGCCAACCATTTCACTATCACTGCGGCCGGCGCAGAACGAATGGATGGGATCGCGAGCATCGTCCTGTCAACAAATTACCAGCGATTGAGATTGGTGCCTGCAAACGATGGGACAAACACCGGATGGTCAATCGATCAATAGTCGCGGCGCTCGCCGTCCTCGCTTGGTTCGCGCTCGGCGGCGAAGCACAGGCGCAATGTAGCGGGCAACCGAATGCTAACTCTGTTTGTGCTGGACCAAGTTCAGGCGGCGCAGGCTTGCCAGTCTTTCGTCCGCTGGTCAGTGCCGATATGCCTACGCCACTCTCGGCGCCGATTGTCGTCAACACGACGGTCATCACTGGTGGTACGAATTTAAGTTTGCCGTACAACAAGGCTGGCGTGTATGGCGAATTTGTCATGGGCGGCGACTGCACGCTCGGGTCAGGCACGTTCCCAAATATTAATTGCACGAAGACTGGCGGCACAACGTTTGCACCATCAGCAACGACTGACGCGACCAACGCCAGCAACATCAGTACCGGCACGCTTCTTGGCGCACGGATAGACACGGCGACGGCGGCGAACTTTCGCGCGGGCGCAACCGGCAAGGTTCTGATCGCGGATCAGGTTTATACGAGCGAGGTCGCGATCACGTTTAGTGCCACGCCGACATTCGACTTCTCCACTTTCCTTAATGCATCGATCACGCTCACTGCTAACATTACGTCAATTACATTCAGCAACATGAAGGCTGGACAAGCTGGCTTGCTGCGCTTCATTCAGGATGGCACTGGCGGACGTACCATTCCGCCAACTGTCAATGCGAATCTCAAATGCGCTGGCGGTTGCAACTATGTCTTGAGCACCGCTGCTAGTGCAGTGGATGTTATCGGGTATACATGCCTTGCGACCAACTACTGTGTCGGTGGCGCATTATTGGCGAACGTGAAATGAAGCGTGCAGCACTCTCTGTCGCATTTGTGTTAGCAAGCGCGTGGAGCCTCTACGCGCAGCTTCCAGGTACGTTCGTGCCGATCAGCGTCAGCGGTGCCGGCGGAATTCCAGACTGCACGACGACCAACAGCGGTGGCTCGGCCACCATCAGCACGATTGGTGCTTACAGATATTATTATTTCAAAACTGGTGCGACGACCGCGACGGCGACGATCAACTGCCCAAGCTCGCGACTCATTGACTATGCAATCGTTGGTGGCGGCGGATCAGGAGGATTAAGTAGAGTCGGCAGTGGCGCGGGTCCGGGCGGCGGTGGTGCTGGCGAGTTCTGCACTGACGGGCTCTATTCGATCACGGCTGGCGACAGTCTTCAAATCCAGATGGGAAAGGGCGCCCCTTCGGCTACCGGCGACGGCAATGGGGGCACGGCTGGTGATCCTAGTATATTCAACGTATCGGCCTTGCATGGTCCTGCAATCTCGGCGCATGGCGGCGGCGGCGCTTCCGGAAATACCACAGCCGCACCAGGAGGTTCCGGCGGTGGTGCCTTTAATGGTTATGCTTCCACGGCAACGGGGCAGACTTGCGGAGGCTTAGTCAACGTCGGTGGCAATTACTCCGGAGCTGCTGGCGGTGGTGGAGGTGGTGCAGGAGGTCCGGGCGGCAATGCAACAAGCGCAACCGTAGCCGGGGCCGGTGGTCCCTGCACGACATGGTCAGATGGTCTGCAATATGCAGCAGGTGGTGGCGCGACGACACAGACGGCTGGCGACTTTGGCGCGGGCGGATGCAGCGGCCTCGGCGGCGCTGGGAGTGTTGCTGCGAACGGTGGTCAAGGCACTGATGGGACTGGCTCGGGCGGTGGTGGAACGTCCGGCGGGTCTCCCGCTCCATATGTGTCGGGTCGCGGCGGCGGTGGTGCCGTCATAATTCGGCACGCGCTCAATCCAGTTCCTCTCACTTGCTGGCCCAACACGCAGGGCGGGGGCACCGACGCTAACGTCGCCGCCTTGTGGCACATGAATGGTACGGGGACGGACACCGGAGTATCTGGTGCAAGTTCTGGC